TCTGAATGCCTATCAGTTTGTGTATCATCAAATTTAACAACTAATTTGGGCCTAAGCGCTGCAACTTGTACATTTCTAGATGCAAACCTTTTTACAAAGTAAGAGTTACTATTTGTCTCATAACTACCCGATAATCCAATTAAAAACCCATGATCAGGAATTTGTCTAGATACTGTACCTGAAATGATTCTTGTCACATCTAAAACCAAGTCTTCAGTTCCTTTTTCAAAATATTGGACTGGTGACAGAGATAATGTAGATGAACCTCCGTGGACACTTAAAGCACCACTTGTAATAACATCAATATTTGCTGCACCTAAACTCCCAGATGCCATTGCGCCAGGCTGCTTCCACGGTATAGCTACGCCGTTTGTTATTGACGCAGTTATGAAATTTGCTGCAGCAACATCTGAAAAATTTACAACATCCATCCCTACACCTTCTGTAAAGCTCTGGGATAATGGAAATAGAATTACACTGAAATCTCGCGGGGTTGTTTGCCCGCCATAAACATCGTGTAGCTTGACTTCACACTTAAAAGAACTATCACTTACATCTATAGTTCCGGCTTCGTCCATCGCTCTAATATCAGAAATTGGAAACTTTATTAATAATCGTGTAATTTCAATCGGGTTTGTTGAGCCAGTCAAAACATTTTCATTATAAAGTTTAAATAAATCTAAAGTTCCTGCTTCACCCATATTTGCATCTGTCGCTCTAAAACTATTTTTGATTATTTTGTTTGTAATATAAGTATCTTTTGATGCTGATAAAACTCTAAACATTACACTGATCTCCCTTCAATATCATCATTAGGATATTTCATCTCAAATATCCCACCTAAGGGTGGGAATAATATGCCACGATCAAAATTTTGTGCAACAGTATAATCTAAATTACTATATGTCCGGTTATCGTAAATTCCACTTCTTGGATTGATATTAAGGCTTAGTAAAGAAATAACCCCTGGGGTGTTTAAAATAATATTATTTAGTTCACTTATTATAAGAGGCTTATTAATTTGAAAGTGTTTTACATCAAAGTATCGCGTCATTTTTGCATTAATACTATTAATCACAATTTCTTGCCTATAACCTTTTTCAACTGTTACGTTGTATTTTAATGATATGTTAATTATTGATGCGTCTAAAATATCAACAGCATCTGAGACTAATCTAAATTTATTAAGATACTTTGCTAAATTTATTTTAAGTGTATCTGTTGATAATGCTAATCTTCCCTTGCTATTTCTGGATATTACATATAATTGACTTCCTCGTGGATTTCGTGGATTATCAGCAACAGCAACCCTAAATATTCTTCCAAAATTAGAAGGCATGCTATAAACTCTTGCAATCAAGTCTTCGCGCGTAACAATTCTATTTTGCGAATTTCTATTAAATAATGCAATATTTCTAAGCTCTTCAATAGTTGGTTCGTCTTCACCGCCTGATGCATGCTTTTGATTAATAACCACCAACGATGATCTTACACTGCTTGCAACTACTGCACTAGTTGCTGAATTAAAACTTGTCGATAAAGATTTGACTGACGTTATCTCACCGGCTGATACGTTATGAGATAATCCGCCGCCATGACGATAAGTAACTGTCAAAGTTGTATTTCTTGGTGATATTCCTAATGTTTGTGTTTCTAAAAAGCTGTTTGGATCGATTGCAACTGTGCTGAAACTAGTCCTATCTCCAAACAGCCTAATAGCATGCTCACTTGGGTCTGGAATAACATCCTCATCAAAACTTTCCTCTGAACCTGCACCAAATCGTAATGTGGTGTTTCCTGTATCTACACTTCTAATCTTAATAAATCTTTTTGGTGCATGTAATAATTCCAAACGATATGGTACATCTGCTCTATCATAGCTTGAATTTTCTAACATCTTAAAAACTGTATCTTGAGTCAATGCATTTACTTCGTGATACTGATCTCCATTTGTATCAGTTACAATTACAACTTCATTTACATCTGACTCCGATAACGTAATTGTTCTAAAAGGTACTAATGTGTCGCTAATTGAAAATGTTTCTGTTTTTATTTTAGAACTAGAACAAACTCCAGTTCTAAATACTTCGTAATTAACAGGTGTCCCTGTTGATGGGTCTGTTCTTCCTACTTTTTTAATAGCTATTAAATTACCTTCGTCATCTTTTTTTGCAAAGTCAATATCTTCTAACAGTGTAAACTCAATACCACTAGATGTGGCAAAAATTGAATTTTTCTTAATTTTAGGTAACGCCAATGTACTTGGTGAATATTCTCCATCACTTAATGTTGCAGGAACAATTAAACTTACTGATATTTCTGCATATGACGGTGAAGGACCTGGAATATCTACACCTGCCTCTCTAATCAATCTTTCAATATTATTTCTTTCAACTGCGTTTTCAATTGAGTTTTCGTTAAACTGGTGATCCATATAATAAGTCAAAACATCACCAACGTATGCGCCTAAATCAAGAATAAGCCCGCCTAAACTTGCATCAGAAAAATCAATCATATTGTCGCTAAAATGCGTTAACGCATGATTTCTTAATTCATTTCTAAGTGATTTAAAGTCTTTGTTTGTATAACTTATTTCTTTGTGTTTCTTTACTTCTTTTTTTATGTTTCTTGCCAAATCAACCTCCCACGTTCATATCTACTTCTAAAGCAAGGTTAGGACTTTTAAACTTAGGTATAACATAATTAATACGAATTCTTACTTTTGTTAAGCCCAACTTATTTAAACTATTTTTTTCTGATTCATCAACAAACATGACTTCAGCATTTGTAATAACTATACTAGGTATGAACTTTTGTGTTGCATTTACTATTGATTCTTCTATCATTTGTTCAAAATTTGGTGAATTAGAGTATTCAAAAACAATAGAATTTAGATTTGCTCCAAAATCAAACATACCTAGTCGCTCACCGTGGTTTGTCATTATTAGATTTCTGAAATTATCAGAAAGTTGACGAATTGGACTTACATGCATTTTTACAAAATCATCACCTGATTCTATTGGAGTCTTAATACCAATTGGTCGATCAACTGTTTTTTTACGTTCAAAGCGACGATTTGTTGTTCGGACACCGCTACTTTTAAATTTAAACTGTGAATGTGACATATTTTAACTCCTTACTAATAATTATCATCTAAACAAAAATTAGTTAAATTTATGTCTAAACATTACTCATGATTATGATTGTTTATTTTTGAAAGTACATACTCTTCAATTGCTTTTGCTAAATTATCAGCAATCTTTTTTTGTATCTCATCATAATCGTACTCAGGTATAATCATGTTACCATCTGAATCAATTTCCGGGAGTGGAAGATCAGGAGTTAAAGCGCTTTTGATCTTATTTGCTAATTGTGATTGTGTCATTTTTCTTCCTTTTTATTCGCCAAATATATTTTTAGATCTGAATTTTGATGTTCCAGCTATTCCGTAGTCGCTTACGAGACTATTTAATTTGCTTTCAATGGTGCTTCCCGGACCAATTGTACTAATAACACCGGGGGAAATGGCTCCGACTGTTTGAGCTGTGCTACCGGCTGCTGATACTGCTCCGGCCCTAATACCATTAAGTATAATAAAAAGCTCGCTGGTGAACTTTTCTAATTCAGATACTAAAACATAAGCCTCCGTGGGAGACTCATTATTATCCCTAACTGCAAGTTCAATCGTTCCACCAGCATAAGCTTGTAATCTTGCTTTGTTACTTCCTATTATTGTTGCTGTTCCTGCATTATCTAATTCAACATAAGAATTTCCGTCTAAGCTATGTAACTTAACATCTGATTGACCTATTATTCTATTGTGTGTTGCATATGAAAATATACTTGGACCAAAACTATCTTCTACAAATGTGTGTGTACCAAACAAATTATCAACATCACATCTATTTGACATATACAGTCTTGCGCCCACGTCACTAGCATCGCTCAAAGTATCTGTTGTTTCACCAATCGATGAATGAAAGTCTTTATATCTAACTTCTGATATTTTATCTATTTCAGAAAACTCAAAATCGGTCGTGATTGCATTATTTTTAACTACATTAACTGTGGGTGTTTTTTCTTCACTTTTGTTTGTTAGATTATCTAAGTGTTCTTTTTTTCTTCTAACAAACAAATCAATTGCTGGACTCATTGGCTTGTTTAGTCCTATATCCGAAGGTGGTGTTGTTGATAAATTTGCCTCATCAAGTCTTAAATCTTCCTTGGCTGTAAATTTCTCTGTTGTTAGATGTATTCCTGCGTTATTTGAACCTTGAAGCAATAGATCGCTGCAATCTTTAGTAACCCTAGGAACCGGTTCACCAGTAAATTCTTTTCTAAATGCATACGAATTAACAAACAATTCACCAAAGCTTGTATTGAGGTTACCTACATTTTTACCTTTACTGTTTATCGCATTCTCTAACGACAAACATTTATCTAATTCATCTTGAGCTACATCTCTTGTTCCGGAACTTTTTTTAAAAATATCTATGATGTCTTCGGTTTTGCAAAGTCTTTCAAGCTGTGTAAAATTTACATCATCAACTTGTATTGGTCCTACTTTTCTGCACATCCAGTAGTATACCATTCCTACACCCTTTACATTCGATCCTACAATCCAAACATACTCTCCTGGTTTTATTGGTAAGCTTAAATGTGGAGGGAAAAATGGATAACAAACAACAGGCAATGCGCCATCTTGTGACTCATTATTGTCAACAATATTTGCGATTAACGAATTAATCGGCATTGTTTCTACTACTTGCCAGTTACTAACACCTTTATTTGCCAGTGATTTAGAAGATACTGCTTTTCTTTTACCTAAAAATTCGCCTACGGTTATGTTTTTATCAGCATCTACTGGTAAATTTAAATATTCTTGCGGGTTTGAAATCACATCTAAAACGATTCCGGACAAAAAACGATAATCTGTAGGTAGTTCGAGTTGTGCATCATCTCTTTCGTTAAGATTACTTCCAGCTCGCTGACCCTGACTTTGTTTTATTGACCTGTCAAAAAGTGTCATTTTAATCTCCTATAGATTTAAATATATCATCAGGGGAGACTGTATTTTCTCTTTCTTGCTCTTTTGCTATTATTTCTGCCAATTTTATGATTTGATCGTTGCTCTTTGACATTCTTTCTAAATATTTTGTTGCCAACGTTCCATGTGTTGAATGTACTGCTGAGTTACCTGGAATTGTTACCAACAAATCATTTAAAAGAATGGCAGCACTCTCCCTATCTTCCAAAGCATTCTGATATGATTCTTTCCAAAGTAACTTTTTTTTATCTTCAGTACTTTCTAATTTATCTAAAAGATCTGAGAATTCGTTGATTTTTTCTTCTTTGCTTTTGCTTTTCTTTTTTCCCACTACATCATCCTAAACATTGATCTATACTCTTCATTATTTTTAGTAATTTCGCGGAAATGTTTTCTAACATTTGACATTGCAACTGATAATTGTTTTGGATTTAAGCCAGATATTTCCCTCAAATAAACAAAAACAGCTCGCTTGTTTAATAATTCTAAATTATCAATATCTTTAAACAGTTTTGTCACTGCTTTCACACATAGTTTTTCATTTTCATTATTGACACGGCATTCAATCATATTTAAAACCTTAAACATTCTTTCACGATCTTCTTGTTGTATTAAAACAGATTCAGGTGAGGGAACACAGTTATAACTTTCAATCATTCTTTTGTCACGAGCATTTAATGAAATATAATCATCAATGCTTACCTTCCTACGATTATTTTTATTTCTTTTATTAGTTTGAATTATTAAAAAGTTTTTTGCACAAACGTTGAAATATGAAAATGCTTTTGATCCCCTTTCAGGGTTAAACTTTTCTAAAGTCTCATATAAAAAAGTGACACAATCAATCCTTAAACTTTGGAACGTTACAGGATCTTTTGCAAAGCCGTGTATAAAAATTAAATTTTCAACCAGCTTATGAAATGCCGGCCTTATTCTGTTTTCGTAAATTTTGTGTTTTTCTTTTCGACATTCACTTAATTGATATTCAACGACTGCATCGTGCTCACTTTTTCCAAAATATAACTTCTTTGTTTTGCCCGACTTTCGTTTAACTGTTTTCTTTTTCAACCTCGCCACTTTTTATTCCCATATTGTTTGTAAGCTTATTAGCTACTAAGAGTATTGCATTATGGCAATCCCTGATATCATTGATTACTTGACGAACTTCCATTGAATCGAAAAATACGGGCTTTTGTAATATTTCATTCATTTTACCGTACCTTTGATTTAATATGTCAAGAGAATCTTCAATTGCGTCTTCAATATTCATAATGATTATTGAAAATTTATATAATTTCCACGCAAAAAATAGACAAAGAGAAAACAGTATACAACACAATCCAATAAGTATAATTTCTAAACTCATTTTTCTATATACTCATCAAATATTTCATCGTATTTACTTTTGATTGCGCCTGCACTAAAATCAATTCGAACCTTTTTCATCATTGTCTTAGCTTTTTGTTTTGATTTTTCATAATCATTATAAACTTTTCTGATTTGTTTTTTGAAACTTTCCTCTTTAGGGTTTGCCCACTTAAAACCTTCCTTAAAGATTCGACCATCAACCCTTGACTTGGAAATTTCTACCAAATCATAGTCAACCACTCCAAAATATTCTTTATCTAAAAACTCTAAATGTCCGGACCATCCTGTTGCAACAATAGGTAATCCCGCAACTGCTGCCTCAATCAAAGGTAGTCCATACCCTTCACCTCTAGTTGCTGATCCATATAGTTTTATGTTTTTGTGATGATATAATGAAGCTATTTCTTTAGACTCCATATTTCCATGAAGTATGGTAACAAATGTATCTTCCTTTGGGATACCTAATTCTGATTTAAATCTTCTAAGATATTCTTTGCAAAGTTGTTTATCATGTGTTGTTCCTTTACCAAAGTTTGTTTTTAAAACAATTCCCACATCTTCATTACCCTTAAACTCTTCATGAATCCACTTTATAGTATTAATTAGATTTTTTCTATCATCTTCAGGTATCTGACTGGTCAATGTACCAATAAGTAAAATGCTAAAGGGCTTTTTGATATTATCATATCGATTATCTGACAATGTTTTTGAAACAGTACTCCTGTTAAGAATGTGACGATTATACCATTCAGGAACTACATGAACGTTACAATTAACGATTCCTGAACGTTTCAATACGTTTTTTGTAAAAGTAGAAGGAACAATTATTGAATCCATTTTATTACATCTATTTACCCATTCTAAACTGCATTTATCAGTCTCAACCAAGGCTGTGATTCCAATATTCTTTTTTGCTAATGATATATCCCACTCATCAGGTAACTGAACTTGTATTGATATATCATAGCTACCTTGTGATATGGGTTTAGAGCATGACATTATTTTTTCAATGATACCATTTTCTTTTTCACCCTTTAGAATCCATGATGTTCTACCCCAGGCTAAACATTCTACAGTTAACTCAACATCTGTCCTATTATATAACCATTCGAATATCTGTCTAGAATGAACGCCATAACCACTATTTGTAAGTAAAGGCGCTCTTAAGATAACTTTTTTTTTATTCATTAAATCTCCTCAATGTTCCAATGTTTTTTATCTTTAAATTTTTCTATTGTATCAAGCATTGTTTCATGCCAGAGGTTGACTGTTTTTTCATAACCAAATTCACTCTTAGCATAATTTTGAACCTTATTAGATAATGACTTCCATGCTTTTTCATCTTTGCTTTTTATATTATAAAGCTTCATCATCGCTTTTGCAAAATTCTTATTGTCTGTATAATCTTCATAAATGTATGGTACAGACTGACTCCCTACTAGCGTTTTAAGATCAACGTCTAAAGCAACGCCATTGTGTGAATCGTCCCTATGATCAACAACTTGCCTTGTCAAGCCGCCAGTTTTAGGTGCAATAATAGCTGTACCAGTCATCATTGACTCTAATGTTGATAACCCGAATCCTTCAGCATAAGATGTGTTAATTGTAAAATCACATATATTATACAGTACATTCATTTTTTCAAACTCAATACGTTCTCGAGAAAAAGAAACCTTGTCTTGAATACCTAACAACTCTGTTACTTTAAATAAGTTGGGACCTTCATTATCTAGTGGTTCTGTATGCATAATTAATATTGCCTTCCTATGACCATGTTGTTTTTCCAACTCATCTAGAAAACAAGCAAATGACTGTAGTAAGTCAGAAGGTCTTTTTCTTTTTGCATTTCTATTTACCCAAATACCTACAAAATGATCTTCCATTCCTTCGCCCAGAATATTGGTTTTATGTTGCTGTATTTGTTCTTCAGTGAGCTTAAAAAATAAGTTGTCTGGTAACGAGTGTGGTACAAAATTAGTCTTGTCTGGAAATTTTTCTTCAATCATTGTATACGTCATATGGCTGTGGCAATTAATTAAATCTGTTGATTCGTAATACGCACTATTAAACTTAGGATATGGATAATTGTCCCAAACATGCCACCAAACTATTGGACATACTTGTCTAATCTCATCTTCCATGTCAAAAAGCCAAGTGAAAAACCTAGGATCTGTAAAAATAAATAGTATATCTGGTTTTTCAGTTGCTAAAGCAACTCTTAACACATCTGGATTCCCAAAACCATCAATAGGTTTGATTATGAAATCATCATTAACCACAACTGTTCTATAATCCTGATGTTTTAGCGCTGCTCCAAATTGTCGAAAACTCCATTGTTCTTTTTTTAGTAATCCTTCGATTAAGTGTCTTGATTGTGTTCCCACGCCGCTTGTTGACAGAGCGTGGTCAGATAGCATTAATACTTTATACTTTCCGTCTTCAGTCATTTATTTTCCTTATATCATGTAATCGCTAACAGAGAATCTGCCTTTTGTGACTTATTTTATACATTAAAAATTAAGTGTAAACAAAATTATGTACAGTGTTCAGTCTGATAAAACTGACAATATTTACAACTATTTCTATTCTTTAAATACATGCCTCTTCGTACACCCTTTATCATATTTCTCATCAACTTGACACCTTTCTCTAATGATTTTGGACCTACTGACACTTTTACTAGTTCACAAATCTTTCCTTTCTTTCCGCCTCGTTTTAGCAAAACAAAACCACAGCGTACATCTTTTAGATCAATGTTATGCTTTTTTGCCCAAAAGTATTTATATAGAATCAACTGTGCTGTCATTCCCAAATCTTGTTTTTTATCTCTTCGCCAACCCCAAGAACCTGCTGTTTTCCAATCAATCACCCAGTATACGTGCCCACTACCCCTCTTTTTAGGTACTTTTAAAACACCGTCAATAAAACCTTTAAAACTTAAAGGTTTTTCTAAATCAGATATTGGTTCATACAAATCTTCTTCAGCATTAAAACATTCCCAACCAGGCAATTCTTTATCTAAAAAACTTAAAACTTCGTCCCACATATTATTAGCCCAAGTTTCCCAAGTTTCAACAGGCTCATGTTTGTACCAACCTGGCTGCTTAGAATACCATTCTGGGTTTTCATATCCAGCTGTCTGCCACTCTTCTTTCATTACCCCTAGTATTTTATCACGGTCAATTGTTCGTGACTCTAAAAGTGTTTCGCAGCCTTCGTGAACAGCAGTTCCGAAGTGAAGATAGGGGGAAGGTTCAAAAGTATCTATTTTGTCGATATAAGCTAGCTTATGACGATAAGGACACTCCTTCCATTGTTTTATTTCTGAAAAAGAAATATGAGGTTTTCCTGTTGGAAATAAAGATTCACTACTCATTTTTATACCTTTACTTTATATTAGATAATAAATTTTATATAAAAATAATAATTTTTACATATTACTTTTTATTTTGGGACAACATTTGTTCTGTTATTCTCTTTTTTAAATCTGTCAAAGAATATGCATGACTTCTATCATGGTAATATATTTCTTTTTCACATGTTTTGCCAGTAAAATCAATATCTTTGTAATCACTGCCTATTATTCTTACATCGTAATCAAAACTTTGGACAATGTCAAGTAATTCTTTTTCTGTATTATAATGTATAACTTCATTAACAAACTTAATTGACTCAAGTATATATTGTCTTTCTTCGATACTTTGGACAGGCTTGCATTTGTAAGGTCTTTCTATCGTTGGGTCTCCTTGAAGTGCAACAACCAAATAGTTACAAGCATTACACTTTGCATCTTCAAAAAGTTTTACATATCCTGGGTGGATTACATCGAAATTACCTGCAACCAAACCTATTTTCATACTTGGTCTCATTATTGATTGTTTAATCATCACTTACAGCTCTGCCTTTCATTTTTTCCCAATCTTTGTTTGTACGAATACCTCTATTAAAAATCTCTACAGCTTTTAAGAAATAGTCATCGGCGCCATTTTCATTTGCAAAAGTAATCATCGCAGCCAAGTCCTTGGGAAAACAATGGCCACCAAAGCCTCTATCGCCATCAGGCCCGGGAACTGCAAGATGACTTTTTCCTATTCGCTTATCAAGGGTAGCCAAAGTTTTGACATCATCGTATCTAATTCCTGAACTTTGGCATATCTCATACATTTGATTTGCAAATATTACTTTTGTAGCCAAAAAACAATTAATAAAATATTTGCACATTTCTGCATTGTTTGTATTTGTAATTACAATTGGTATATCTGTAAAAACTTTTGCAAACATATCAGAGATAGTTTTTGCTGCTTTTTTGTTTTGTGACCCAATTATAATTCTTGATTGATTTTTAAAGTCATCAAATGAATTTGCTTCAGTTAAAAATTCAGGACTAAAACAAATCGTCATTTCTGGGTGTCCGTTCCACTTCCTACCCTCTTCTGTATACTTTGATGCTATTCTTTCAGTTGTTCCAGGTGGTATAGTCGATTTAATTATTAGTATGGGTCTTGTTTCTTGTCTTCCACCAGCTAAACAAGCATTCTCAACATCTTCGATAGCGTTTTCAAGTATCCTAGTATCACAGCTTCCATCTTTTCTCATTGGCGTTGGAAGACACATAAATACAATATCAGAATTTAAACATACCCATTCATGTGTTTGATTGCACTTTGTCTCATCTATATCAAATGTACTAATTTCATAATGGTTCTTTAAACCCTCTCTTATCGCTGATCCTACAAATCCTTGACCTATTATTCCTATATTTAAACTCATTTTTTCTCTCTAATTATTAATAACTCTTTATCATATCTTCAAGTTTGAATTTGGGTATCCATCCCAAATCTTTAGTAGTCATACTAATATCAGCAAGCGTTTCTTTTACTTCCGCTGGTCGAACTGGAATAAACTCATAATAAAGTGTACCATCTTTGCTAATCAATTTAGCTAAATCCATCATCGTATAATTTTTACCAGTACCTACGTTGTATGTATTAAAAGGAACATCTACAATATCTGCATTCATTGCACAAATATTTGCCTCCACAACATCATCGATATACGTAAAATCTCTTGCCTGCGTTCCAGGTTCAACTATTGTCATAGGTTCATTAGCATTGAATTGTCGCTTAAACAATCCTACAACGGGCGCGTATTCACCTTTAATTGGCTCTCTAGGACCATAAACGTTAAAGTATCTAAGGACAATACTTGGAAGATTGTAAAGTTGATTGTATAGCTCACAAACTTGTTCTCCCATCCACTTTGACATTGAGTATGGATTAAGGCAGTTTGTAGGCATATTTGGCGCAAAGGGGATTGTATTCTGATGACCGTAAAGAGAAGAAGTACCTGAATATATTACCCTTCTTACGTTGTTCAATCTAGACCACTCTAGAACCCTCTGTGTACCTACAACATTAACTTCAAAACATTTGTTGGGTGAGCCAATTGTAGGTTGAATTCTACTTCTTGCTGCTAAATGAAAAACATAATCAATTGGTTGACCATTGACACCTCCAAAAACATGACTACAGTCATCTTTTGATATATCTAGCTTATAATAGTGTGCTAATTCATTGTAATAAAATTTTTCATTTTCATTTGCTGATTCATCATCAATTACTTTGACACTATGACCTAAACTTATTAGTTTATCTACAATATGTGATCCAATAAACCCGCAGCCTCCTGTTACTAAGCAGTTTACCATCTTTAATCTTCCTCACTTAATTTGTTACTATATCCAAAATAATCATTTGAATTTACAGCTTTGTCACAAATCAACAAATCATACGCTGGTTTTTCTCCAACACTCAGATTGTGGTATTTGCATCCCCAACTGTCCAACTGTTTTTTTGTAGTATTATACCAATCAATTTTAGTTACACTACCTCGTGCTGTATAGTATGTTATTAAATTACCTTCATCGTATAGCTTGTTTATTACTTCTATTCTGTCTATTATTGGCAAAGCAAGGGGATACTCTCGCGCTCCATCATAATAACAGATTGTTTCATCTATATCAACAAAAACATTTTTATTTGAGGTTTTCATCTTTCCATCCAGAAAGGCATTGTGATATATTATCAAATCTTTCAAGAAGTTTCGGAATTCTTTCCATTTGGATTTGACAATCTCCATCAGATACAGCCGAAGGTGGATTTATATGACACTCAGCAAATATACCATCATAGTGATATATTGGTGCAGATAAAAAGAATCTTTCTGCAACTTCTCTCCTACCTTGCATTCCGTAAACATCTCTACTTCTTTGTGTCGCATGTGTGCAATCGATTATTACTTTATCATAATGTTTCTTTAATCTATCAACAATATCAATATCAACTAACAATCGATGATATCCGAATGCTGTACCTCGTTCTGTAATCCAAACTTCTGCGTCTGGATTTGTATTTCTAACTTTGTCAACAGAAACAACTAGGTTGTTGGGACCTAGCCATTGTCCTTTTTTGATATTTATTTTTTTAAAATGTTTTGCACACTCTACAATTAAATCAGTTTGCCTACATAGAAATGCGGGAATCTGAACAACATCAATTACATCAGCAATTTTTTCAACCTGCCAAGGTTCATGAACATCAGTTATTAATCTAATATTCGGATTATCTTTTTTTACCTTTCTAAAGATATCTAAAGAATGTTTAAGGCCTGGTCCTCTGCCGCCATTAATACTTGTTCTATTAGCTTTGTCAAATGAAGCTTTAAAGTACCAGTCTCTATCTTCCATATAAGGTTTTAAAGATTTTAAAGACTCTATATAGTTTTCTTCATTTTCAATTGAACAAGGTCCTAAAATAAAAAAATTAGTCAAGATGAACTCCGTTTTTAATTATTGCTCGAATCAAATCCAACTCGTCTGGCGTGTCAATTTGAAAACTTCTCTTTAAGGGAATATCAACATTTCCTATTCTACCACTATATCTTAACCTGCTTTTCATTAAATGTTCCTTTTTTGTTATATAAAATGCGCCGTTTTCAATTAAAAGTTCAGGCATTTGTTGTCTTCTGGGTCTTTTTTCGGGTGTCCAGTTAACGGGTTTTACATAATTACCACTAGAAACCCATTTTGGTACCCACGTTTCAATTGTTGTGCTAAATACTGAATCGTAATCTTTACTTAACAACTTTTCTATTCCTTTGTCAATATCACTTGGCAAAATAAGTGGTGAGGTTGTCTGTATGAAACACAAAATATCAAAATCGATTTTTTTTGCAAAATCTATCAATGCATCTTCGCATTTTGCAGAGTCTGTTGCCAATTCTACGGGTCTGTCTACGACTATTGCGCCTAAAGAAGTTGATACTTTTTTTATTTCTTCGTCTTCTGTTGACACGTACCTTTCAGTAATATATTTAGAATTTTTAGCTGCATCTAAAACATAATG